GCAAAGCAAGTTACAGAGACTCTGAGAGGAGTTGCCCAAGCTAGCACATTCCTCGAGGCACTCATGAAAAACCTAGAACCTATAGTTAGGTGCGTAGTTGCACACATAACTGGGGACCCGAGTTGGACTCGGCCTCAGATGGATGATGATATACAACACTATCTTAGTGAAACTGAGAGAATGCGAGCGACGCCTGATTTAGAAATGCGAGCCAAGAACGATGAAGTTATACAAGATGATATTCGAAAGTTGTATGCGTTTTTGTCAGATAATGGACCTTCACTACGAGACGTAGGTTTTCGCATGCGAGATCATGCGGAAATACTGGACCGTGCTCGAAGGGATATTACGAAGTGGTATAAAATCGTTATTGATGCGCAATCCAATCGTGGCAACCGGAGAACTCCAGTTTGTATGGTTTTTAGTGGACCCCCTGCTCAAGGCAAGGGAGAAGTTATGGATAATGTGATTAAGATTTTGTTTGCTTATGCGCGCCTTAAAGGTACACATTCGGCAGATATTGGAAGTACATTTTCTAAATCCCCAGACACCCTTTATTGGGACACGTATAATGGACAATTTGCTTATCTGGTGGATGAATGGTTGGCTTCTGGTCTAAATGAAGTAAAATCTATGCAACTGTCTGAGTTCACGAGTGTGGTGAGCAATGGCGCTTATCCACTGAATTATGCTAATTGTGAAGCAAAAGGTAATTCAGTATTCCGCTCACCACTATGTGTTTATGGTACTAACTTTACTACCATGGATCGTGTTAACTGCACTAGTCCTGCTGCGATATATAAGCGTATGCATTTCCCAATGGAAGTGAGGCGTGGTAAAACGGTAGAACAGGTAAATGATATACGATCTGGATGGATGTTAACGATTACGGAACATGCTCTTAAGAATCAGAAATTGTACATAGGGACCCCGCAATCTTTGTGGGATGCGTGTACATCCGGTTCCGATCGAGCATGGATTAGCTTTGGACGATTTTTGGATATAGCTTTGGAGTTTTATAAACTCACACAGGAAGGTCCAATATTGTCTGATATTATGGGAAATCCATGTGATTATTTGTGTAATCATGTGTTGAAAGAAGGTACGGACTTTGGAGTGTCTATGTCTGATAAAGTTGTACCGGAAGCTCCTGTCATCAACGAAAATAATGTGATAGAACTGATACGCTTGGATGACGAGAGCAGTTCCGATGAAGACGGTAAAGGGAAAGACCCAGAATCTGGTACCCCACCGGCTGATGCTCATATGCTAAGTTATTTTGGTTGGACTATGGAATTGGTCGAACCTGAGGTTGATGATTTTAACGCAAGGGTTGATGCAACTACATTTTCGTCAATGCTTAAAGAGTTGTGCGAAAAACCTGTGTTTGAGAATATTGATGAGAGAGTTATGGTTTTCTACGATTATCTTGAATCAGCACTCACTAAGAGGTTCTTTTCTTTGGACTTGGATGCTAGTGATTCTGATGATGATGACTTGGTGTTTACCACACACAATAGGTCAGTTCAGAGTATGATAGATGATGAATTTAAGCAACAGATAGGGTTGTGGACCTACTTCGCATATGCGGTTGGGTTTGCAACTAAATCTTTTCCAAATAATCATACTCCTGAATTGTCTGAGGTCGCACATTCTTTGAACGTGCAACCCCTTATTGATATATACCCTGAGTATTATGTCATGTTGTTGGCATCACAATCACTTTCATATGGGAAGGATTGGGTAACAATGGACAGAATTAAACTCAAAGTTATGCAGTCGTTATTGGCTGAAATAACGCCTTCAGATGATACTTCCATACTATGTTCGGTTCCTTGGAATCATACATTTTATGCAGGTGCCATCCGTAGGACTTTACATAGGTCACACCGTGACTGTTGCAATTTGGTATCGCTTGATACACATGTGTGTTCAGGTTTTTTAGGATCATCATATCCGAAATACCAACGAGTTTATATGCGCGCCTATGATATTTGTCAAACAATCAAAGCTTTTTTCACAGGAGTTCGTTCTATGATGGGCAATGTTGGAGAATTTCTCCGTGCACCTGTCTTAAATACGACGGCTTTCATTATTGGAGCTTTTGAGATAGATGAGGCTTATCATACCGCACTATATTTGTCCTTAAGTTTTCTTGGATCATTTGCAGCATCGGCTTTGATAGTTACTGTTGTTTCTAAAAGTGTTGGAGCTATTATGGCGCTAACATCTAATAGTGACGGACACTCGGAGATACATAAGAATCCTGTATTCATGCGTCCGGGAAAAACGGACCAGATGAAGCAGGCTTATGTGGCTGAGGGCCATGTCGCTGCGACGATGTCACTCAAAAGCACTACTATAGCCTCGGCACATAGGTATAGGGGTTATTTGAGCTTGATACTTAAGAATGGAGACACTGTTCAAGCCAAATGTTTACGGGTTGGAGTCTATATATTCCTTCATTCACACATTTTTTGGGCGTTCCCTGATCCTGTTTCTGTGCGTATACATGCCAGTTCTCCTCGTACTAATATAGAGGGGTCGGTCGAATACAAATGGTCTGAGCTTGGATTCCATGATTTTATGTTGGATACTAACAGGAGAGATTTAGTGCGTTTAACCATGCCTGGCAAACAGGCTATTATGGGAAAACAACCTTCAACAATCTTAGTACCTCGCGAAAAGTGGAACAAGACTGTGCGAGATGGACCACTCATTCGCGTGCTCCTCCAAAGTAACACAAGGGAACATAGTCTGGCACATGAAGTCAAGGAATCATATAGTATAGGGCGACCATACGGCACGCGTATAGCTTTACCCGGTGCCACACCCATAGTTAAAGAACATGATCTTGGTTTCATGGCGTATGACACCCCTTCTGTACATGGCGACTGTTCTGATCCATACATGGTTGGAAATCATGTAATTGGACTTCAAGTAGCCTATACCGGAAGTGATAGTGTGTTTATGCCTATATACCTGGAGGATTGCGACGACCAAAACTCAGGCATGGGCCATTTTTCATACTTCCCATCAGTCATAGCTACTAATCTGAATATGCCAGAAGGGGTTAACCCTATAGGTATGTTAGATAAGCACTATACTGGTGTTGCAAAGAATAATTATGCATCCACCATATATAATGAGCGTGGTGACGAAGGTGTTCCTGGTTATCTACCAAAATCATTTCCCAGCAAGCGCGTTCCAAGCGCTTTGGCAGGAGTTGACGGAAAATCGCCATGGACAAAACACAATAGTGATTATACTAGGACCACTTCTCCACCTATGCCAGATTTTATGAAGTTTCTTATGGAAGACCATCCATTGCGATTAGTTAAGGATTTCTATAATGTATCTTCTGATCAGTTGGCTAGGAAACTTTCCGAATTCGAGGTTGATAATGGAGTGGAAGGTTTTATTGTTAAGATGGATCTTTCAAAG